ATGGTCGGAACGCCGGCAATAGTAGGCGCAACGCCCGTAGGCGTGCCAATGTGAGCAGCAAGCTCCGCAATGGTCACGCGACCTAGGACTGCACCCGATGCGCTTTGCAGGACGATCACATCGTCTTCGTCGATGACGTCCACAGCCGGCAGTTCCGAGAAGTAGTCCTCAATAGTTCTATTCGGCATGGTCAGCTTGCAATCAGGAAGTCGCCATCGGGCGTGATTAGTCGGTCACCATCAGGCGTGGTGAGGTAGGTCGCGAAATCAGGAATCGGCGTCTCGACGCGAACAACGCCGCGGAATCGATGGGTGGTGACAAGCCGACCGTTTTGGCCGCTTGGGTATTCGAGGGACGCGACGCTTGTTCCGAGGTCCTGCAGCTGCCCGGATACAAGTCCGGTGGCGCTGGCCGCCTCGGTCGCGGTCATGTTGCCGGGCCATCCGAGGGCCTGCGAGATGTCGAAGCCGTCGGACGCCGCGAGCGAGTGCAGCGCCGTGCGGGCGGCTGCGTTCAGGTCGGCGTTGCCGTCGAAGCCGCGGACGACACGCACGGAAACGGTGATCTCTTCAAGGGTGAAGCTCCCTTGACGTGCAGGGCTCGACGGGTGCCGCACGCGGTCTGCGATGGTCGCTTCAATGGTCGGCTTGCCAAGTGCACCAACGGAGTCAGAGAGCGCGTCAAGCGCAGCGTGCGTGCCAGGCTTGTACGTCTCGGCCGTGATGGTGCGGACAGCGCCGCGGCCGTCCTCCAGCACCTCGCGTACCCGTGTCAGGATTGCGAGGGATGGAAAGGTCATGCAGAAGAAATCTTGCGGAGGTAGAAGAAAGTTTGCGCGCTACTTCTTGTCGCGGAGAATGAAGTTGATCACGCGCTCTTCAGTCTGGGCGAGCCAGTCACGAGCGGGACCGCTGGAGAAGTCGGGCCGGCCGTTCTCGCTCAGCGGGAGGTAGGCGCGGCGCGGCATGTTCTTTGTGCCGGTGACATGGAAGACGCCGTACTTCGACGGCGCCCCACTGGTACCGAAGACGATGGCGCTGTCCTTCGCACTCGCAAAGCTAGCCTGCCGAAGCTGCGCGGTGTCTACGAGCGGCTTGCTGCTTCCCTTGCGGCGCTTGGCCACGGTGGAGTCAGCGAGCGGGGCCCAGCCCTCACCGAGCGGCGAGCGTGAGTTCTGAAAGCTGTCGTCAATGATGGTCGAGAGCAGGAGCGCTTGGCGCTTCATAATGGTCTCAAGGTCGACCAGGCGCGCACGGATGCTCGCGATGTGCTCGGCGAGCTTGGGCATCGTGCCTTCGGCGATGTCTATGGCAACGGTCACAGGATCGACAGGATGTCGCGCATGACAGGAACGCGCGTGATCGTGGTGGTCACACCGCCGCTCGTGATCGTGTCCGTGGCGCCCGTGAACGAAGATCCGCCGACGGCCTCAATGCTGTTTGTGACCACCTCATCAACGAGGGGGAGCTCGCCGGTGCGAACAGCCTCGGGCATTGGAGCAAGCAGAGCCGCCAGATCGCTAGGCACGCCGCGAGTCTTTCGGGCGTACGCAAAGCGAACGAGAATAGAAAGCGCGAGCGCCTTGACCATGTCGTCTGTCGTCGCCTCAGCGGGGCTGTATCCAGCTTGCATACACACAGACAGGGCCACCGTGCTTGCAAGCTGCGAGGCGCGCAGGAGACGAACGGGCGCCTCCGTTCCAACGTCCCCGTCGTCGGTGAACAGATCGAGCCTGACGTTGCTGTCAATCAGCGCGTCGAGGTCGTCCGAGTCTACATAGGAGAGGGCTGGCATCGCTTAGTAACTCTTATGGGGTAGGTGGCATTTAGGTGGCAGGGGAGACGCGCTCCGAAGAGCGCGCCATCCCCACCGGGAGAGTCAACGAGAGGATGGCTACCACAACCCCCACTCGCAGAGATGTGCCTATCGGCGTTTGCCGCTCGGCTTGTTGCCGTTGCCCATAGAGGCAACGTTGGCAGCAACCGCAGCCACACGGCGCTCCTCAGCGGTCATGGGTGCAGGTAGGTTGTCGTCGATGGTTTCGACGGATCGAATAGAGCCCATGTCGGAGCGGTGGAGCATGTGATAGCTCCCGCTGACGCTGTGTGGGCACAGGTCTTTCGTTCCGGGGTTCTTACGGCGCCACTCTTCGCGCATGGTCGCGCAATGCGACTTGGCCTGAGCGAGTTTGTCGGCGTCGATGACAAGCGACATGATGCCGGGCACGAGCGACCGCGGTACGTCTACGGTCGACTTGCCACTCGGAAGCAGCGCTTCGCCGACCATCTGCTGATGTGCGGCGACGTCGATCAGAAGACGAACGCGCGTTTCGTTGATGTACGGATCGGCACGATGGCCGACCGCGGAATTGTAGCTCGCGATGTGGCGAGTTTCTGGTGTGGGGGTTGTGGTTTGCGTCATTCTCTCTTCTCCATTTCAGCTTGATCAGCTGATCTTTCCGTAGATGGTCTGCCAGTTGGCCGGACCCTGGCAGATGTCGCCCTGTAGGAAGTACTCGAGCATGTCGGTATTTCGGAGAGCTTCGCTGCCCGCGTCGGGCGCGTTGTGCGTTGGCTTCTCGCCGAATCCGTGCGCCCAGGGGCGCGCGCTTCCAGAGAGGTCCATGAGAAGCCACGTGCCAGCCGCCATGAGTGGCGTCACGATGGCGGTGCTGTCGCCCTGGTAGACGTTCTTGATGGTCGTCACACCGATGCGTGTGCCCGACTCTGCGCCAGAGTTGTCGACCGCGACCGGCTTGTCAGCCCCGGTGACTTCTTTGGCTACATCTTCGCTCGTGACAGGCACGAAAAGATGCGTTGGCACCATCGATAGAGCGTCGCCGTTCTCTCGCGTAAATCCGCGCATTGCGGCCTTGCCAGCACGGTAAGACGAGTGGCCGAGTGCCGTTGCCGTCGTGTTGGACTGAGTGCCCTCACCGGTGGGGTGAGAGGCTGAAATCAGCGCAACGCCGTCAGGGCCGAGCACTGTGTTTGACTTGAGCGCCGCCCAGATGTAGCGGTCGACCATTTCGATCTGTTCGCTCGCGAACTGAGAAACGCTCTTACCGACTCGGCCGCTAGGGTCGTACTTGACGGCTTTGCGCTCGAGCTGGTGCGCTCGGTAGATGGTCTCAAGGTCGTAGGTCGTTGACCGTGCGACGAGGCCGTCATACTGGCGACTCTCGCCAGCCTTCAGGACTCGGGTCACACCGAGATTTTCGGTGTATCCGATGTTGAGGCTGACGCCGTCGATCCCCTGCATGTCCTCGGAGAACAGCTGATATGTGCCCGGATAGTCTCCGCGGAGCGCGTCGAAGGCGGACGAATAGACCGTGTTCGCTGCGCGAAGCTTGGTCTCGAAATTTGCGATACTCATGATTCAGACTTCCTTCAGGCTTCGAGAGCCGCGAAAACGGCCACGTGTACGAGTGCATCACCGTCTTCGAAGCCGAGCAGAGTGCCCGCCTTGAGATCGTTGGTCGCGCCAGCGGCGTCGGTGACAGAGTTGGAGTCTTCGATGACGACGTTCTTGCCGACGTCGGCTTGAACAAGATCCGTGTGTGGGATCCGCTCGATGTGTCCGCGCTGGATGACAACGCTATCGTCGCCGTTTGATCCCGAGGAGTTGTCGCAGTACTCGGCAGCAATGCCAGCGAATGCGAGGGACGCGGCATCGGTTGCAGCGACGATAAAGCCGCTTGCGTTGAATGCGCACAGCGCGCCTTGGTAGATGGTCGTGCTCGCAGCGACTGGCTGAGACTTCCCGTAGGAGTCGCCGGCAGTCGAACGATTGACCTTGTCTGCGGATAGTGCAGTCATGATTTAGTCCTTTGTTTTTGAGTGATGAAAGACGAGTCAGTTCGACCCGGCGATAGCTTTGGAAAGAGCGACGTCCGGCTTATCGCCGCCGCCTCGGAACGTCTCGAAATAGACTCGCTGGTTGTCCGTGAGCGCGTCGACGCGCTGCGAGAAAGACATCTCGGAATCCTGCGGCGCCCTGTTCGTGGCACTGCGGCCTCGTGGAACCTCGGGAGACTCGACCCGCTTGGCGAGCTGCTTTCGCGCGAGCGTGAGCGAATCGGCAGCGAACTCTCGGATTTCGTCAGCGGTTGCGTCGGTGACGACGCCATCTGCAATCGCCTTAGAAAGCTCGACCTCAAAGCCGAGCGCCTCGAGCTTTTTGTCTCGCTCTGCGATGCTCTTGCCGAGTTCGGTCACTCGACTCTCGGAAGCGTCGAGACGTTGCAACATCCGCGTATGACTGCGGCTCATGGCGGCCATGTCATCGGCGGGCGTACCCTCTTCAGGCGCGGCGCCAAGTGCACTGGCGAGCGCGTCTCGACTCTCGTCCATCGCAGAGAGAAGTGCGGGAAGGTCGAGGCCCATCTCGGCGGCGAAGGCTTCCAGCCAGTCGGCGCCCATGTCGCGCGCGGATGCTTCCTCTTCTGGCGCATCCTTCGCAGGTGGGTCTTCGACCGTGCCGGTCGCTGCGAGCGACGCAGCGACCGGCACCTCTTCGGGAGCGTCCTCTTCCGCTGGCTCTTCGTCCGGCTTCGGTGCGCCTTCGATAGCGCTCGCCTTCATCTCTTCGGCGTCGATGAATGCGACCAGCTGGTCACGGGAGAAGCCCTCGGGAAGTTCCTTCTGGGCCCGCTTCAAAATCTCATTGTAATTGAGGTCCACACGGGCCCCTTTCTGCGCAAGTGCGCAAGTTGTTTTCCGTCCCTCTCGGGACGCTGCAAGACGGGTCATTCCGTCAAGAAAGGCAGCCGGCACAACGCCAAGCTCCAAAAGTTCGGGGCCGATTTCTTCGCCGGTGACCTCATCGACTGAGTTAAACGCGATGACGATCGAGCAGTATCGGATCTCATCGTCGCCGATCATCTGCGCCGTGCGCTTGGTCCATTTGGTGCGCGCAAATAGCGCGGGGCGATCCTTGTCGTCTTTGTCGATCTGTAGCTCTGAAATCCAACCGGCGACGCCTCGATAGGCAGCCTCAGCGGAGCCGACCCCTGGGTGTCCGTGAATGACCGGAAGGTCGTCCTCACGCCGCTTGAAGTTCGCGAGGGCCTTTTTGAATATGCCGAGCGTGAGCTTGAATGAGCCGGCACCGTGGCCCTGCCATTCGCCCGCGTACGCGATTTGCTGCCAAACAGTGCCATCATCTTCGCGCTTGCCAGCAAGGCGAGCACACACGCGAAGGCCCTCGTCCGATGCGCCCTTGATGGTCATCGGGAAAAAACGGAGATTCGACATGGCTATTTCTTCGAGGGTTTGCGGGGCTTGCGCTTCGGTCGAGCAGGCTCCTCATCGGTGGCGATGGCAGGGGCCGGCTGGGTATCGGCCAGGGCGGGCGTTTCCTCGACGACCTCCTTATCGGCGAACACGCGATCCTCGGGCAGCTCGCCGTCCTCGGCATACCGCTTCGCCATGGCTCGCATGTCGCGGCTAATCGTCTTGGTGGGGAATGGCTGGGAGCCTTCCCCGAACTTGAGCAAACCGCTGGGCTTGATGCGCCCATGGCACGCGATGCGGTCGCCGTCGCGGATGATGAAGATGAAGCCGGAGCGAAGCTCTTTGGCGAATCGCGGCTCTGTGATTTCTAGTTCGAAGGTCATTGTGATTCGTTTTCGATGACGGCGCCGGGAGCGGCGCGGAATCCGTCGGAGATGGCGGCGTCAATGTCGACGTCGCGTGAGAGTTGAGATGCGTTTTTGACCTCGGTGGCCGCAACTACGCATCGGCAGTTGAAGCCGTTTGGCGGGTAGACCGATGCGAGCTCCGGGTCGCTGGGCTCCCACTGCTTTCCGTTCAGAGCTTCATGCTCAGACCGGACCCTGCTGTCGCCAGCCGTTCGATACTCGAGCCAGATTCCGCCATCTGCGAGAACGGCAGGATCGAACTGCTGGCGGTACCGGCCGGCGTTGTATGACGTCGCCGTCGTGGTCCTATAGACCGTTTCAAGGTAGTTGCGAACTCCGCCGGGGAATCCCGCGCCAGTTACTCCACCAGACACGTCGCGAATGAACTCGCCAAGGCCAGCGCCTCCTGGGTCCATCGCAACGCGAAGGCGCCGGAAGGCATCGTTTGCAACGCCGTCAGAAATCGCACGGCGAAGGGTGAAAGCGCGAGAGCGCTCAGCGTCAATGAGCGCGTCGAACTCATCAGCGGGGAGAATGGACCGAGATTCGAAATGGTCGATGGCCTCGGCAAATGGAAGGTTTAGGAAGGTGCCGGCCGTCTCGCCGGTCGCTTCGAGCTTGCGGACCTTGTCGCCAAGTTCGATGTCGCGGACAAAAAGCTGTCCGGCGAGGTTTGTCATGGAGTTGGTGCTCCAGAGCGTAGAAAGAATCTCGGGACTCTCGGCCACGTCCTCGCGCGCCCACTGTGCGATAAGAAGCCTTGCCTCTTCGTGGGTGCTTGCGTTCTGAAGGGCCGCGCCAAGGCGGCCTCTGAGGTCTTCGAAGGTCGCGGCGCTTGCAATGGTGGCGCGCATGACGCTCTCGCGCGGTCGGCCTATTTGCCGTACGGCACGCTGTCGATCTGAGTCATCAAGGCGGATGAGGTCCGCGAAGTCTTGGACAGCGGTAGTCTCATCTGGCGCTGTCGCCGGCTGGCCCGGCTCGCCGGAAAAGGGGGCGGTGCTTCCTCCGGCGGCGCTTCGATGCGTGCAAAGCCGGGAGCGCTCTTTGCGATGGGCGCAACGATGCGATCGCCGCCCTTCTCTGCGCCCCATGGTTCAAGACCCTTAGACGCTCTAACCTCGTCAACGGTAACGGCGCCGGCGTCGATGGCGATTTGATCCACCTGCGGCCGCTCTTCGCCGATGATCTGAAAGTACGGCTCCGCTGGCTCCATCACGCGACCGTCGAAAAGGTGATCGTTGACCATGAGCTCGTGCGCAAACCACTGCTCGCGGAACGTCTCGGCGAGACTGTCGGAGATGCTCTGTATTCGCGGCGCGATGGTCGTTGAATGTTGGCTTTTGGCCATCGCGTAACTTCCGCCGTCGGTGCCGCCGTCAACGTTCAGCGCACTGCCCATGATCGCCTTGGTGATCTGCACCTCAAGCGCGGAGATGAACTTCAGGTGAGCGTCTCCGGTTTGGGACGCGTTCGAATTGATAGCCTCGATCCGCGTATCGCCTTCGATGACGCCGGCGCTGGACGCCGTGAGATTCTCGAGCGCGTCTCGCAGGTTGTTGACTGCGCCATCCTGTGCATTGTCGCCGATGATGCCGAGGAGAATCGGTGTCGCCCATCGCTCGAGCGCCTGCTGACTGTAGCCCGTTGCGTATTTCTTGAGGTTCCACGGGATGATGCACGGGAACAGGATGCCGGCAAGGTGAGGCTCAAGACCCACAGAGCCGGGAATGTGAACCATCCAACGGAGCGGCTCTTCGTCGACTCGCACCCAATCGTATCCGCCGGAATCGCCGTCGAAGATTCGAACCTCTGGCACCCAGTCATTCGCGAAACGGGTGTTGCGAGGGTTGACTGAGTGAATGGCCACGACGCGATTAGCGCCACGCACGCGGCGCCATTCCTTCTCGCCGATGGCCATGCCGATGCCGTGAGCGTGCGCGATGCCCATCGCGCTTGACTCGTAGTTCCAAAGCAGCTCGAGGCTCTCTCGCTGGAACTCAACGACCTTTGCAGCAAGCGGCCCGCTGTCCACCTTCGATTCATCGAAGAGCAAAGGGGAGCCAATGACCGTCCGCAGCGGCGTTTCGTAAGTGCTGCGAACGTGCGAGTCCGTTCGCAGCATATACGCGAACAGGTCGAAGAGATCTTCAAGATACCCCCGCTCTGCACGCTTCATGATGGACACGGCGTGCGATGGCGTCATGCCGGTCATGTCGTTGCCGGTCCAATGTGTCAGCGGCTGCGCGTTCGCAACGCGCCCGAAAGGGACCTTCTCACCCGTCTTTCGAATTCGGGCGATGCTCGGTGACATTTAGAAGGTGTTTTTCCAGTTCACTCGTGGGGTGAAGTGAGTCCGCGTTTTGGACGCGGTGATTTTTGGGGCGCGCATTTCGCGCAGGCAATTCACCGCGCCGCTTATGCAGTCGACGGCGTCGTCATGGTCGCCAAAAGGGAACGCCTCGAGTTCGTCGAGAACATCCGTTGTCCAGGTCGCACGGACCATGAAGACGTTTCCGTTCTTGGCGGCACTTGCGAAGGGTTTCGCTCTAACTGCTTTAGAGCCAGTCGGGCGAACGCCATCAAAGTCGTAGCCGCACATGACAGTGCGGGCGTAATAGCTGATCACGTTCTTTCCGGCGCTACCAGGCTCCTGCTCCATCCGCTGCGCAACGGAGGGACCGTCCTCGTCAACGGTGTCTTTGCAGAGCTCCTCGACGTCGGCGGGGCCAACACGCGCGCGCTTCACGTTCGTGATGTAGTAGCGGCCATCGAGGAGACCAACGCGGCCGCCCGATGTCCAGTCGGGGTTCTTTTCGCCGTTCTCGTCGTCGGTTGCCGCGAGGTCCCAGAATCGAACCCAGTTGACGATGCCCGATGGCACGTCCGCGGGGTCGATAAGATTGAACCAGTCGCGATTGAAATGGCTGCCGGAGGAAGCGGCTTCCCAGTCACCATCAAGCAACTGTTTCACCGACAGAGCGTCAAGCTCCATCAGGTTTTCTATGTAGGAGTCAGCGTCGAGGCTGGGGTTGTCCGCAAGCTTCGACGGGACGAAGACGCGACCCTTGCCGGGGCCTTCGACAAAGAAGCGTTGCTTGACCCACTTGTGACCGCGTCCTCCAGGGTTTGCGGTCGCTCGCATCCGAAGAGGAATCTCGCCGGATGGGCCCTCGTTGGTCCTTCGGATGCGTGAGAACAGGTACTTGTAGTGCTTCTCGACGTGCTGCGTGAGTTCGTCGAAGCCTACGAAGTGGAAGCGCGGACCCTGGTATTTGTCCGTGTCGTTGTCGTGCTTGAGCGTGCCGAAGCTAAGAGTCGCGCCGCTCGGGAACGTCCACCGCTTGAACTCGCCATTCCATGTTGCACCGGTCCCGACCAGCCACTCGCGCGACACCGGAATAAGCGCGCCATCCTGGAACAGGTCGGGATAGTGCCGGCGAAATATAATCGCCGAGTAGCCGGGAATGTGGACGTATTTGAGAGCAGCCGCGAGGAGCGCGACACTCTTGCCGCCTCCGGCAGCGCCACCGAACAGCGCCTCTCGGCAGTCCAGGGCGACGAACTCTTCTTGCTTCGGGTGAAGTTTCCACGGGATGTACGCCGAGGCGTCAGGTTCAGTCCCCGTCCTCGACGTCATTGGCGTCGGGTCCGTCTCCGCCAACTGCGCCCGTATCCATTCCGTGGAGGCGAGCGAATGCAATAATCATGTCCCGATAGCTTTGAGCAGGCATGTGGACACGGAGCGCTTCGAATCCCTCTTCCATTTTTGAGGTGATTTGAATCTCGGACCTGTCCCCGTAGTCGTCGCGGGCGAGCTTCGAAGCCACCCACCGCGCATGGTGAAGCTTATCCTTGTCGCTCAAGGATTCTTTGCCGCACATGGCGCACATGGGCGCATCGTCGCTCAGCGCGTCGTACATGAGTCGCTCAGCCTTCGCGACCATCACGCTCTGATTCCGTGACGCGACAAGCTCCCACTGAGCCTTGAGCCCGTGCGGGCTGTCGTCGCCATCTGCGCGCTCGCTGATGCGCTTCTGTCCGAAGCGTCGCCAGCGGTACGCAGTCGAGTGGTTCACGCCGAGTTCGTCGATGGCGCGATTGAAGCCAAGGCCCTCGTCCGCCATCAGCGATCGAAGCGCCTCGATGAGGTCAGCGTTGAGCTTGGGGGACTTCACGCCGAGACCACGTGCGCGAGGTCTTCAGTGGACAGCCCCCATAGCGCAGTAGCGTAGGCGAGCTTGTTCACCCAAGGGTTTCGACGAACAGCCCAAAGTGCCCAGCTCATGTAAACGAATCTCACGCCAACCCCCATTCGCGGTCTCGTGCGGAGTGTCCCCAGTCGAATCGAATCGCGAGCCACTCGTCGTAGAAGACGAACTCGCACTCCTTCCTGGGCGCGCGACTGCATCTTATCTATTTAGTGCAGGTTTTCGGGGCGGTCTGCAAGGGTCGAGGGCGGGCTCTCCTTGCGTTGTCATGCTGGTTTGGCGTTGTCGTGCTCTTAGGTGGGGCACTCGCCGCCTTCGTGAACGCCAATGATGGGGCCCGCGCCCCCGTCAGATACTGCGAGCGACACGAAAACATAGGGGTCCGGCATCCCGCTAACCAGACCATGCACCTCGGCGCCATCGGCACCCTCTCGCAACTCAACATCATGAAGCCAGCCCGCCGCATTGGCAATGACCATTGGACCGTCGAATCGGCTCACCATCATTTCGAGCGCCTCACGATCCACCCCACCCATCACGCATTCGTGCGCAATCATCACCCAGTGCTCCTGCATCACATCACCCTACCCCTTCACCTTCCACCGAGCCAGCAGCGCGTCAACGTCGCTCCGCGCAATCCGGTACTGGCCGCCCGGCGGCTTCGTCGCTGGCAGGTGACCCCGCTCGATGTAGGCGCGCACGGTCTCTGGGGTGCAGCCGCAGAGAAGCGCGGCAGCCTCCCCCGTCGTGAGCCACTCGACCGGCTCCAGCTTCTTCGCGGCGCTCATGGGGTGACCTTCGGGCTCACGAAAATTGAATCCTGCATCGTACGCCATTCGACACTCAGCTTCGTCTCGCTCACTCATCGCCCCAACTCCTCACGGCGGCTCGTCACCGCCCCGTGTTCTTGTAGCCACGCAGCCATGCGCCGATCGTGCCTGTCCTCGTCGCCATCGAATACCGGGGCCGCTTGTTTCTTCAGCAGACCGTCTCGCGCCATGAGCTCGACACTGATCCGCTTCCGGCACCACGTGCGAAGCGCGCGCACCATCTTCTCGGTCAACCCCGTCTCGTGCGCGGCGTCCTCGATGGACATTGGCGTCCAGGCGCGGAGCCCACCCTTGGGCACGTAGACGCGCTTGCCTGCCTTTCGTTTTGCGCGGTCCTTCATCGGCTTCCCGACTTGCAGCAGCAAGAACAGG